TAGACAGACTATTCGCCTCTCTCTACCTCTATTTATAACTACAATGAATTTTAATATAGATTTGATTTTAAACAAAATCAAGGAAATCACTACTTGGTTCGTCCCTGACGGCTCATCCGCCACTGGACCTCCTCGTAAGGACACTGATGAAGATTTCTTCCTCTACGAAGACTTCTACATCCCCGAAAATCGCCAACCCGCCGAAGGCATTCAAATAATCGAAGGAATTCGATATCACAAGGTCTCCCGACCCTTTGATAACCTTGTTCCTAAGAAACAATGCTCTCCGCTTGTCAGCGACCATGCTCGTGAATTTCACGAACAGGCTTCTGATAAAGCCCGACTCGGCTCATTTCACCCATCATCAAATGGTGACCCACTCTACGGATTAGGTCCCTTACACGGTGTACGTGATATTATCATGGCAAATTTTCCCATGTATGTCCCAACTCTCTTGGAACTTTGCAGACCAGCATCGAACCCAGATACCTCTTTTCTTGACTTCAACAAACCGACACAACAAATGCCGGCAATGAATCCCGAACTCCGAGATTCAACGATCGATATCTTGATAAAACAATTCAATTTCAGACCCTACATTCCAATACACTTTAATGACACTCGCTGGACTGATCTCCCGCTTTCAACAGCAGCAGATTATTTCCACAGACATTCATATGAACGTTTATGGCACGCAAAATTTGCTCATTTACCTTTCGCTATGAATCAAAAGTCTAAAGCCTGGTTCTTCAACACTCATTTACAATATGACAGAGGAACTGTACACTGGATAAAGAAATTGAAACGTCCATTTCAACAATGTGACGTAGCATCATATGCATCAATTCTTAAGAAATGGTTCTTGAGACGCCCTACAGTAATGGCTGTTCGTTCGCACATTTCAAAACTTGCGAAACTGAAAGTCCGCCCTGTATACAATGTCCCAATGCTATTCCTCAGAATAGAAACGATGTTATTTTACCCAATGCTATGTTACCTCATGGATGGTACATCTTGCTTACTCTATGGATATGAAACAATTCGTGGTGGCATAAGTGAAATCAACCGCTTAGCTCACTCATTCCGCTCATTCTTGATGATAGATTGGTCTTCTTTTGACCAATTCGTTCCCTTTACAATTATTGAAACTTTCTACTTAATACTTATACCAAAGTTACTCATAGTAAATAGATTCTATCACTCAATCCCTAATTACACATATCTTGATCATTTTAAAACGTACTCGCACGCCGCAGAACGTTTACAGTCCCTTGGACTATATCTTGAAATCAATATCTCTGAACTCGCCACTCTCATTTTCGCTACGAAAATGCACAATCTTTTAACATTCCTTTGGGAATGGTATCAGAACATGATCATCATCACAGGTGATGGATACGGCTATGTTCGCTTATTCGCAGGAGTCCTCTCTGGATTTCTGTTAACACAACTATTGGATAGTTATGGAAACATGTTTTGTGTTATCTATTGCATGCTTGCATTTGGATTTACACCAGAACAAATTTCCACTTTTCTCTTTTTCGTATTAGGTGATGACGACATCATCCTATCTCCTCTTGACCTTGAGGATTTCCGAAAATTCTTCGAATGGTTACCCTCATTCGCACTCCTTCAATTTGGTATGAAAATATCAGTTGATAAGTCGAGTATCACAGCAGTGATAACCAAAATAGAAGTACTCGGATATACCAACGCACACGGAATGCCTCGACGAGACATTCACAAACTAGTCGCCCAGTTAGCTTACCCCGAACGCCACGTTAATGACATCATTAATGTACATCGCGCTATCGGCTTTGCTTGGGCCGGATGTGGCTCAGACGCCATATTCCACGACTTGTGCCGACAAGTTTTCTTACACTATCGGAAAAAGTGCCTATCCCTACGCCAAATTGACCCTCTCGCTTTTGAGAAAGTCGAAACGACTTTCCTAAGACGCGTATACCAGGAGGTGTTAATTAGCTCAAAATCTGATAGATCTCCCTCATTTATGAGAGATCTCCCAGGCCCACTTCAAGCACTTGCTTCAATTGGCGCCGATCTCCCGAGACTCGATCACTTCCCATCGATCTCAGAAGTTCGGTCCTATATGGAAACATGGCATGGTGCCCTCGACCCCAACACAAAATGGGACCGACAGTACTTTGAACATGCTCCAGACTTCAACCCCGAAGGTGCAAAAACACTTGCGGATATCAAAAAGGAATATCCCCAAATCTTCCCCTTGGATTTGTCACAACTGTAACCGGTTTATAGTTAC